TAATCATACATATAAAATAATAGACCACTACATAGACCTGGGTATCTCTGCCCGTAAGCCAATCTCCAAACGCCCGGAACTCCAGCGGCTCCTGCGTGATGTAGAGATGGGCAGAATCGATCTGATTGCGTTCACAAAGTTAGACCGCTGGACGCGAAACATCCGGGAGTATTACAAGTGTCAAGATGTCCTTGAAGCGAACAATGTAACATGGACGGCAATCACGGAGCGGTACGGCACATCCACAGCTAACGAAAGATTATTGACGAACCTGGTATTGTCCATTAGCCAGGATGAGGCTGATCGTACCTCAGAGCGCATCAAAGCCGTATTTGAAGACAAGCGCAGGAGAGGGCTTGTCCCCGCCGGGAAAGTACCCCTTGGCATCAAACTTGTGGACGGTCACTACGCGCCATCAGATGATGCGCCCAAAGTGGTGGAGCTGTTCGATACATATATAAATACACGGTCTATAAAGGAAACCGCCCGGAGATTTGGTTTGACCACACAGGGGATCAGCTATATGCTCCGCAACAAAACCTACCTTGATACTGGGTTAATAGACGAGCAGACATTCAACCTTGCCAACAACATCAAGCAGACGCGGGGGCAACGCGCCACCCGGACGAACAGGGTGTACATCTTCTCCGGGCTGGTTGTCTGCCCCTACTGCGGGCGCAAACTATCGTCCGCTAACAACAACGGATACAATGCTTACCGTTGTTGCAGAAAGGACGAGGCCCTCTGCGAGGGCTACTACATCAACGAGAAGAAACTGGAAAGATATTGCTTGTCACAGCTCATGCCGTCCGTTAAGGAGTACAATCTTGCTATTAAAAAGAAGAAGCAGAAAGCCCCGGACATCAGCGCGTTAAAGGCCAAGCGTGACAAACTGACGGATCTGTACATGGAGAATCTGATCTCCAAGGAGAAGTACGCAGAGGACTACAAGGCCCTGTGCAACGCCATCATCGAAGCGGAAAGCAGCCCGCGCCCGGTAAGCACGGAGGAGATTAAGACCGTCCTGTCCGCATACGATGGGCTTTCTGACGCTGGCAAAAAGGCATTTTGGTCACGCGTCCTAACCAAGATAGTCCCACGCCCGGAAACCGGGGACTTCACACTTTTATATACAAACGGTAATATATCATGTGATATTTTGCGTTATGTACATAATGGGATAAATTAAAAGAGTGCGGTTTCCGCAATATTTCCATCTACAAAACGGGGCGTTTCTGTCCAAAGCATAATATTAATCAAACTTTTCCAGCATGATTACTGGTTTACTTGACCGTATTAAAGTTTTTGCGCAGGAGAGCGTTTTCGATAGGGGGGTATATAATTACCCTACCCACTTTAAAATCGCCCACAACGCGCCACAGGGCCTCACAGGGGCATAAGCAAAAAACTCCCTCCCCGGATGTGGGGAGGGTTGTTTTTGTCACGAAGCGCGGTTTTCAAGGGCTTTGAGCCGTTCATTGAGCCGTTTATCTTCGGCCTCCAAGAGCGGAACGCGGGTGGCGAACTCGTTATGATTCCGCACCTCTCTTGTGAGTTCTTCTATCTTGGTGTCCGTTACGGCTTGGTACTTTTCCAGCTTTGCGTCCAGCCTTGTGTCGGCAAGTTCGCTCTGTTTGTCCAGTTTCGCAAAAACCGCTTCGTTGGCTTTCCTGCTTTGATAGATCACTCCGATGAGTGTAAGAACGGCAACGATCACGGAACCAATCAGCCCCACAATCGCATCACTCATTACATTGTCACCACCTTACACGTTGTAACTTCTGCTGGAGGTGTACTTTGCTCTGCTGCCGCCAAGGGCCAAGTAGAACAGTTTGGTGCTGTTGGGAACATACGCGCCGTCAACGGCATACCCGCCGTATGTAAGGAAAGACCCGCCATCGATCACTTCAACATCCCGCTGGACAACGCACTTATTTTTCTTGTCATAAACGAGCTTGCCACGGGGGACGGACTTGGGGGCGTGGTCATGCCCAAATGCGGCAAAGTCAATGCCGTCCACATAAAGCGCACCGTTGAAGTTCTTGAAGTCCTTTAGCTTGTGGACAATGTAGCCCACATACCGGGCTTGCTTGCCGTCACCGTGCCTTGTGTCCCCCACGCCGATGTCCACGACGGCAAAGGTCTGTCTGTAGCGGTCTTGGATCCCCGCGTCCTTTGCGCAGTCATACACCGGGTACAGTCCGCATATCCGTGTGATCCTGTTACCCTCATGGTTGCCGGGGACTATGGCGATGGAGCGGTCTTTCAGTTCGATAAACTGCTCGGTCAACCATTCCTTTTGCGCCCAGGGTTGTGCGGTCTGCGTGTAGAGGTCACTCTTGCTCCCGGCGATTGCGTTCTCGCAGTAGTCCCCCACCCAAATGATATAGCGGTTGGGTTTGGACATAACCAACTGCTTGAACCGCTCCCACTTCTTTCTGTCATGCTGTGCGGAGCCGTAGTGGATATCGTGGGCAAAGTAAATCTCTATCTCTTCAAACTCCCTGGGGGCGTTGAAGATGACAGGCTTGTACTCTGACAGCAACCTTACTCCCCCTCATGCTTGCCGTAGTAGACATTGGACGAGATGCGGAGTATCACCCCAAGGAACGTGTCGATGGCGGTAATAGTGCCAACAATCTGCTCCCCATACGGAAAGCCCCAAATTCCGGCAAGAGCGAAGTACAAAGTTCCAAGGGCCGGGAGAACTACTTGCGCGATATACTTCAGCACATCGTAAGTCTTGTTGCTCACGGTTTCACCTCCCCGCGAGGATCTCGTTCACCTTTTTCTGAACAGCATCATATTTACTGCCAAGCTTCATTCTGCGGGCCAGTCCGTTGCCAAACTCACCGTTGATGACCCTCCTGGCGAGGTCGGTGATCTCGTCCACGGGAGCCGCTTTGCCGGACAGCAGTTCGTTCACTTTCCGCTGAACGGCGGTGTAGTCATAGCCCATCGCGATGAGGGCGGCACGGCGGGATTCCCCGTTGCCCCAAACGCCGTCAATGACTTCCTGCGCCAACTCGTCAACGGTTTTCTTGACAGCCGGGGCTTTGGCATCTTCACAGAACCAGCTGATAGGAACGAACATCCTGTCGAGATCCAGCGGGGAACCACGGTACTGCCAAATGGAGCAGATGTTCATGAACTCTGCGGCGGCGCGGTCTGTGCCATCGCGCCAGCTGGCGATCCACTTGTCATACCCGTATGTGGATTTAATAAACCCGTTGGGGTGGAACCACGAAGCGGAGGCGTAGATGCCAGCGTGGTATCCGGCGGCGGCAATGGTGTCGCAGAAAGCCTTGCACACGCTGGTGCAGACGCTCTGCGTCAACGCACCACGTTCGCGCTTGTAATGGTCTGCATCCTCCATATCGATCCACACACCGCAGTAGATGTTGCGCCCAGCGATGACGCGGAGCATCGCCTTGGCCTCGTTGATAGCCTGTGACGCATTGAGCGCGTAGGAGTACCAGTACACGCCGTAGGGGATGTTCAGCTTATCGCACTTGTCCGCAAAAATCTTGAAGCACGCGTCCTCGGTCTGCGCCCAGCCAGCACGGATGATCACGAAATGCTGTCCGTCCGCATACTGCGAGAAATCAAAGTTTGCGTGCTGATGCTCGGATACATCAATACCGTACATTGTTTACCTCCTTGTTTAAGAACCGCGAACATACACGTTCAGATACACAGAAAACGTGCCGGAACTGCCCGAAACGCAACCAATTTTATAGGGAGAAGATGCACCATATACAAACGCACCAATTACAGAGGTTGCGGTTGCCGGCACTTGCGTTCCAAGGTTAATAAGCTCAACGTTTGAAATCAAACTCGGAATTGCCAACTCGTTTAACTGCACATTGTTTATGTAGCAAGATCCGTAGGCACTTGTGCAGGAAAAGGACATGGATTGATTATACCAAGCCTCTTTCGTACCATCGGCCCATGTGCGAATCTTCCAGTAGCCGCTTGTGGTGTCGGTGTATAGGCTCGTCCATGCCGACTCATAATCATCCGCGCCAGACTTCGCCAGCAGTTGCCCGATACTGCCGCCAGCCGGGATGCCGTTCAGCGAATCCGCGCCGTTCCGCACGGTAAACGTTCCAACAGAAGTGCTACCGACATACGCGGTGTAGGTGTCCGTGGTTCCGGGCGTACCCTGTGGCTGGCTATCGCTGTTGCTCGTCCAAGTGATGCTCGTCACACCATCGCCTTTATCGCCCTTGTACTGATACCAGGCGTAGGAAGTATAGTGCGCCGGGGCAGTAGACGAGGACCCGGAGTAGATACCAATCCACTCGTCCGGGGTGTTGGACATCTGATTGTCTGCCGTTGGCTGTTGCGCGGCCCATTTGAGATGAACATATGCGCCAACTCCAGTATCACCCTTTGCCCCATTTGTCACATTGAATGTGCTGACGCTGGCATCCGCATAGGTGATTGTGTAAGTGTCAACCACAGGGTCGGTTGTGGTAGAGGATGTCTTAACAATGCTTGCGATACCACCGTGACCGTATGCAAGGGCCGTCAGCCATGTGGTCATCTGCTGTCCGCTGATGTTTTTCGCGGTATTGCTGGATGCGTCCCAAACAACCAAAAGATCCGGGTTTGCCAGTTCATCAATGTTGTCGAGGGAGTTTATGGTTACATCAGCCATTGGATTCTTGTCCCTCCTTGGTTTCCTCGGTCTGCGCGATGGCGCGTTCGATTGCCATCATGCATCCCAGCAGGATGTCTATGTTCGCCTTACCCTTGACTTCGATCTCGTTAAGGGATTGCAGCAGGCGTTCTAAAAACTCTTTCATGCGTTTATCTCCCAAGGTAGTTGATTGTCACGCCGGAGATGGTCTTCGTCTGCCAGGACGCTTGATAGCTGCCGACTTGCAAAGTGGCGGCGTAAAGATAGGTGTTCGCATATACACGCGGGGCGCGTAGGTTGTTAGCGTAGAAGTTCTCCGGCCCGTAGCTTTGGGATTGAGTGGCGTTTCCGTAAGCAAAGCCCCAGTTGGAACCGCTTGTCCAGGAACCGCCGTAGGTAGCTGCACTCTGCGCCCCACTTCTTAGCGTTGCCGCGTCAATGTACGCACCACCCACGTTCAGCGTCCCGGACAGGGTCGCGTTCGCCGCCGAAATGTTTCCAGCCATGTCCACGACAAAATTCCGGCCCAGCCGGATTCCGTTCGTACCCAGGTACACGCCGTAGGTCAGCCCACCGGGGTTGTAGAAGTCATTGATGTTGTTCCATATCGCGCTTGTACCGATATTGAAACCGCCAATCATCCCGCTCGTTGCGGTGATAACGCCCCGCACCGTGGCCCCTGTGCTGTCCACCTTGAAGATAGTTGTGCCGGAGGACTTCACCTCCCACGCACTATCCGTCAGCTCCCAAGAGAACGATGTCTGTCCCGCTGGGGATGTCTTGCTAACCTTGGCAGAAATCAGATCGCTTTGAATGGCAAACTCGGATTCAACAGCGGAAAACTTGCGGACGATATCGCGGGATTGCTTCGACTCATACGGATACTCATGGTCAATCTCTTCGTCCTGCGGGGCCGCTACTTCGGCAGCAGACAGGGAATCATAACGGCGGGACAGCTTAAAGATGCCGGAGTACAAAGTGTTGTCGAAAACAACACCGTCACCAATCTCTGCGGCGGGGTCAAGCAGCACACCACTCGCCGTGTATGGCTTGTAGGTAAAGCCCCGCAGTTTGTTAAGGATGTTGTCGGCCTGGGCTTGCGTACCCCACGGATTCTCAATGGTGATTACGCGCCCGGAAGTGTCCCCAGCAAAGAAACTGGTTTCATCGTCCACAACGATCTCCACGCCTGTGTAGGTGTCAAGCGGAGGGGAGGCATCAAGCTCCATGTACCGCTTGCCAAGCCTGTTGGTGTCATATTGCGCTGACAAGGATACGATCACCTCCGAACGTTATGGGGTTTCCGGCCCCTGTGACGATATAGCTTGTTTCCGGGGGATAGCTGTCGATTGTCACCAGCAGGAGTTCTCCATCATAATTCATGATAAAGTTCCCGCAGTACATGGCGGCTATGTTGCCAAGGACCTCTCGCATGGAGTACCCCGCCGGGGCAGAGATTTGATAGTTGTTGGTCATCAGCGCGGTTGTCCGGGGGTCAACACTTACGCCGATTGTGGTGGCGATCTCGTTCACAACAGCAATGTCCGACATAGGCCACGCGTGTGTAGTATCCGGGTAGCTATCCTCCGTCTTCAACATGGAATCGTAACCGTGGATGGTCACAACATTTAGACTGTCATCGTTCTGACTGTATTCCCGCGTGTCGATGAAAAACTTGCCTTGCGGGATCCACTCGGATGTTGTCGTACCGTTGGTCACGCAGACATACGGAGATATAGATGCCATGCGCGGGATGTTGCTACCCGGCCTTAGAATCTTTAGGTCTATTTCTGCCGACAGGCAAGCCCCCACGGTGGGCTGTTCGCCACTAAAGGCCCGTTGCTGGATGGAGAGGTCAAAGATGGAACTCGCCGGGACATTGATGGGCGTACCATCCTCGTCAATTACAACTTTGACTTCAAACCAATGCAGCTCATCTGCGATAAGCGTCTGCCATGTTTGCGATACATCATACATGGCCTTACCTCTCTACCAGGGGGAACGAGATTCCGTCCCACCACTCCGTGCCGTCCGGGTTTTTCAGCGCATGAACAGCCGGGTTGTTGTTGCTGTACATGGTCTTCGTCACCGTTCCCAGCATGGGGTCGGAATAGGTTACGCTGACATACTCCGGGAGGATGGCGTTGAGGACAATGCTCAATTCCGATGCCGTCAAGGGTCTGCACTTGATATCCAGCCGGATCTTGGTGGCAACGCGGCCCCGGTGCATAAGGCCGTCCAGGGTACGCCCCGTGTTGGGGGAGTCAATGTCATACCGCTGCCACTTGAATCCGTCATCGTGGGCAACATACTTGACCATATCCACAGCGGAACCGCCTGTGCCTATCGTGAATGTCATCCTAACGCCACCCCCGTTGCCCTGTTCATGTTGCGGTCATAGCGTCTGCTTGCCGCGCCGATCTCCTTGCCGTCCAGGTAAACCCGGTTCTCAATGGGCCGCTGGCTCTGATTGCTCATGGCGTTAGACATAGCGCGGTACACGCCCTGTTCAATGCCAGCAATGATCTGCGAGTTGTTTGCCACAGCGGTGTTTCCGTTGCTGAATTGCCCCACCAGCTCGGAGTGGTTCGCCATAAACAGCCCGTCCTCCGGGAAACCGCCGGACGCATACACCGGGAACATATTGTTTTGGTCATACCCATATCCAACATTGAGATTCACATCAAACTGCGCCGAATGGGGGCCAAAGATGAAGTTAAGCAGCTCCAGCACGGGCTGGAAGATTCCGTAGATGAATGAAACCAGGGGGCTAAAGACTTTCTCGCAAATAGCCTCCCAATGCGCCCAGGTAAGCACAGGCGCGATGGTGTTGTTGTACCAGTCGGTGATGCCTTTCCACATTTCTTTGAGCTTTTTCAGCAGCGTACCCTCGCCGATTGCCTGGGAGATACCGATTGCAACGCCCCCGGCAAGCATAAGCCCAATGCCAAGCGGAACCATGCCCATCAGCAGGAAGATGAAGCCCAGCACCATGAGGGACGCGCCGACAACAAGGCCGATGTCTGCGATCTGCGTTCTAAGCTCTGCATTGAGTTTGCCCCACGCAACGTAACTCGCGGCAAAGGACCCAAGGCCCGCTACCATAAGGCCGATACCAAGGGGGATGTTTGCGCCGGAGAACGCAAGGATAGCACCCAATGCCAGCAGCGCACCGCCAACGATTGCCGCCACGCTGCCTACAGCCGCCGCGACTTTCGGATCAACGCTGTTCCAGTTTTCTGCGACAGCTTTTCCAAGCGTGTATGCACCAGCCGCCATAAGGCCAAGGCCAATGGGGATGGCAACCCCAGTAAATGTCAAGATCGCACCAAGGGCCAGCAAGGAACCGCCAACCGCCGCCTCGATTGCGGGCATATTGTCCCGGACTGCCTGGGCGAATTTCTGAATGCGGTTGCTGACATCGGTGTACTCAAACATATTGTTGGCAGCATCCGCAGCCCCGCCACCACCGCCGCCGGACGGTTCGTTGGGAGCATCCAGTCTGTTGATGACATCAAAGCCCATCAGCGTGTTGCGGATCTCTTTGGCCTGTTTAGCCCCGCTGCCCAGGTTGTCTGCCACATCCTTAGTGACATCAACCGCCTTGTAATACTTCGCGTTCCCGCCAAGTGCAGCGAAGAACTGCGAGATGACATTTGCAGCGCGGGTCAGCACAGCAACGATTTTCTCAATGATGGGCAAGATGGAGGACAGCACCTCCGCAAACGCCGAACCGATCTGATTTTTCATCGTCAGCGAGTGCGTGGACATACTGTCGAACGCCGCCGCGATTCTATGCCCCTCCCCGGTCAACCCGGCAGAGTATTCCCGGACATTGGCAAGGCCCTCGCTGAACGCTTCGGTAATGTTGCGAATGACGGCACGGATGGCCCGGTACTTCACAATGCGCAGGATGGACGCGCCGAATTTCCCAATTCCAATCGCGCCCCGCTCTGCTGCCTTACCAGCCGCCTGTGCCGACTTGCCGATCTTTTCCGTGGCCTCGGTAAACCCATTGGCGGCCTTTTTGGATGTGCTGAACGCCTTGTCAACCTGGTCCAACTTCTTCATCAGCGCGTCAAGGCCGTTGGTTTCTACTCTTATTTCCAGTTCGTCAATAATGGTTGCTATGGTTTCTCACCACTCTTTGTTTGCCTGTCCCATGCCTTTTTCCAGGCAGTAAGACTGGCAATGATTTTTTCCCGCTCCCGCTGCGCCTTGACTTTCTTCTCCGCTTCGGTTTCCAGGCCAAGGTCTGCGGGTTCTTTTGGGTATTCGGCTTTCTTGCCGCCCTTTTTCAGCGCGTTGCTGACGATAACCCCCACGGCTTCATGGATGTACGCGCCCTGGAGCCATGCGTACTCGTTCCGCTGCCGTTGCCGGAGTTTGTGCGCTTCAAGATAAGCCTTTGCCAAAAAGGGAGAGGCGTTCCAAAACTCGTCTGCGGTCATCCCTATGGACAAGTAGGTTGGTAACGCCTCCCAAAACAACTCGGTGTAGGTAGACGGTGAATCCGTGCGGGTTACAGCCTCACCGTCACCTTGGGGTTTTCCTCGGTCTGCCCCTCGGTCAGAGCGGAGAACGGAGCGGCGTACAACTCGCCCAGCCGTTCCAGCAGCCCGTTGGGGATCCCGCCCAGGCCGTCAAGCAGTTTGTCGGTCTGCGCCCTGGAAACATTCTTGTGGTGCATACGAAAAGCGTAGAACCACAACTCCGGGATCTTGGTCATGGGGTAGTCACCAACATCGTTGATTTTGAACCCCCGCGCCTCCGCGAATTTCACGGACTCCCGGCTGAACTCCAGGGTGTACTCCAGCCCGGTTTCGTCATCGGTCACGATGATCGGCTTCACATTCTGCATCATCACATTCTCCTTACATTATTATTAATGTATTAGGCAGAGGTGGTGGAACTGGTATCCCAGCCATGCACCATGTTGGGCGTAATGTACGCCTCGATCTCCAGCACCGCATTGACATCCATGCCAGTCATGCCCAGCTCGGAGGGAATGCCCGCGAAGAAAAAGCTGCCGAAGTTGGGGACATAGATCTCAAACCACATGGACTTGCCAGCAGCAAACGCGGTGGCATACGCCGTGCAAAGGTTGCCCCAGGCCGTCTTGAACTGCGTGGTGAGGTTGGCGGTGAACGCCAGCGCACCACCGGGGTCTTTCAGACCGGGGATGTAACGCCGCCAGGTGGTATCCGACAGATCCGTGACTTCCAGGCTTTCCGGCTCCGGGTTGAAGTCCGGGATTGCCTTAATGCAAGGAATTGTGGTGTAACCAGCCGTGGGACGAGTAGAGCCGGACGATGCGGCGGCGTATTTCAGCAGAACGCCAGCCGTGGATAACTCCTGCATAGGTTACTCTCCTTATCTCTGATAGATTTGGTATACCAGGTCATTGCCGACTTCCATCGGCTCTCCAACAATCGCATGATACCTGGCAATCATGCGGTATATAGTGCGGTCTACATTGGGGACCTGCCGGGTCATCGTGCGCCAAAACTTCATGCCTTGCATGGCATCATCGGCTACTTTCATGATCGCCCGCGCCTCCAGCTTCGCCCCGGTCTGCTTGTTGCTGTACACGTTAATCGCGTACTGAACATCAGCGTGATGCTCTGCCAGGGCATCATCCTTACTGTAGACATAGGTGTAGTTCGTATCCTCGGTCACGGTGACGCAAGGGAACGAGGCGGGGACATCCACATACTCGCCGTACACGGACGCGGTGGGGAACTGCGCGATAACAGCATCCCGGACAACAGACAGCACCTTGTTTTCAATGTCGATCATCCGAACGCCCTCCTCGCAATAGTCGAAGACCAGTTCTGCATTTGCGCACAAGCCTCCTGCATCCCGCCCATCGGCGGTGTCCCGGCAATGGCTGTCCCGCCATAGTGCCAGTATTTGTACCCAGTCCGGGCAAACTCACCGTGGTTCTCGTCAGACCATGAGCCGACTTCAATGGGGACTTCGGACTGGACCGTCTGCCGGGTGGCAATCGTTTCCACGCCCGTCCCAAACTCAATGAACATGGCATCCTCGCCAACCGCCCGGATGGTGCAGTTAGTGGTTCCGTCAAACTCGCGGGTCACATTCACTTCGCCGTTGCCGTATTCAGCCGGAGCGGAGTCAAACGCATCCTGCGCCGTTTCCATGCCAAGCTCTGTCAGCTCGTCAATGTACTGCTTATACCGATGGGAAAACAGCTCCCGCCACTCTCCAAGTTTCACGCCGAAACCACCGGGTCCTTAGAAACATCCACGCCACGGATGGCAATGGTGATGCCGTTCAGACTGTTGGCAATGCGGTGAACCATGTAGTTGTGTGGCTCTTTGGTGGGGTCTGCCCCGTACCAAATGATGCTGTCCTCCCGGATGGGGCAGGACATATCCGTGGTAACGAACGTGCGGTCATAGTCGGCTTCAATGCCGAACGCCTCTGCGTCCACCGTGCCTCTGCTCTCGGACATATTCACCGGGTAGTACACCGGGGAGGAATATGTGAGCTGGTACACGCCCGTGTGATTGCCGTAGGCATCCAGCACCTCGGATTTCCCGGTCAGCAAGGCGTACCACATCGGCTGCTTGTTGATTTCAAGCGTCCGCATGGCTTACACCACCTTTGCGTAGGGAATCACTCGCGCCCGGATGTACGCAATCATGTCCTCATGTTTGAACGTGCGGTAGATTTGATTCTCGTTGTGGCTCGTCTGATCTTCGGCCCCACGGCGGCTGAACCCCTCAACCACGGAATACACCCAGGTCATAGCATCCTCGGTGTCCGGCACGGTCTGCCCGGTGGGAATGCCGATATAGCTGTACTTGTAGTTAAGGATCTCCATCGCAGCCATATCCAACAGACTGTTGAGCATGGTGTCCTGCGAAGTGTCCGTGAGTCCAAGAACAGTTTTCAGATAGGCAAGCGCGTCAGCCTTGGTCATTGTTCAACCTCGTTTCTTGTGAAAAGGCGCGGGGTGGAGTGAAAGGATGAAAGCCCCACCCCGCATGGAAAGGGGGTCTGTTATCAGCCGGAAACGGTGGAGTCGCTGTTCACATAGATGCCGTTGGTCTTGTGAGCCAGCACCCACGCGCCGTGGGCGAACCGGGGCTGCACAAGCCAAGCATCAGCCTGCTGGTTCTGCTGGGGGCTGAACACGCGGGCAACATAGTGCTTCATAACCTGGGCCACCGCAGAGGGATGCACGATCATGAAGTTGATGCCGTTGCCGTTGGCAGCGTAGCCGCCCGCATCGTCATTGTCGGAGGGCTGGCGCAGAGTAATGGCGGTGTAGAACCGGGTCTGCGGCACACGGATGACGCGCATATCGTTGTACATCTCGATCACGTTGTTCACGTTGGGATCGCCGTTCATCACCATGCGGGTGATGCCGTTCTTCAGCAGACCGTAGGTCTTGGGGCTGACGAACAGGATGCGGCCCTCATAGGGAACCTCGGCGTTATCCAGGGCGATGGTGGCGGTGTCAATGGCGGCAACCGCGCCGGAACCGCTGGACAGGGTTTCGGTGGCCTTGTTCGCGGCGGCAGCACCCGTGGCGTAAGCTGCGAATCGATCATTTTATTCAACAGAGTTCGCTACTCTCTGCCCGTACTCACTACGCCTGTGAGTACCGCTGCATATTTCTATGCAGATTAGACTATATCTTCACCCCGTTTATCGGGGGTTTACCACTTCGGGACGCTTGTCCCTACTCCCTTGCGGGATAGTCGTTGAACCTTGCTTAAAACCGTTTCCAATGATACCCGTATGCGGTTGGCCTTTTACCACACACACACGCTCTAATGTTTGTTGCCAACGCTTTTATTCGATGGCTATCTTTGTACTTTGTGTGGTTTACAAAGTCTGCCGCGTCAAAACTGCTTGAAAACACTTGGTTTGTTTCAACACACAAAACTTTTTTCGCTTCGTAAAACGGTTTGGTTGCTCCGTTTTCTTTTGCGTGAAGCGCGTTTTGTCTATTTGTAACCCATTCAAGGTTTTCAACTCGGTTGTCTTTACCGTTGCAGTTTTTGTGGTTAACTTGCGGTAAACCGTCCGGGTTTGGGATGAACGCTTCGGCTACAAGCCTATGTATAAGCTGTCTTCCTCGTTCACCCACAGTAAGGTCAAAGTAGTCAGTTCCTTTCCCCTTGTGTCTTATGGGCTTTAAGTATTTATAATCTCCGTATTTTGCAATCGCCCTTGGGTCACGCAAAACACGCCTTACTCTGCCCTCGTTTGAAACTTCATACTTCCCATTTGTCCCGGAAATACATTTCCAAGTTTCCATATCGCAAATCTCCTTTGAGTTCGCTATTATTCGGTTTTAAGCCTTGGCTGCTGATTGCCCTCGTCTTATTCGTTAGGGTTTTCCAGCAATTCAGTAAATTCTCGCGTTGATATTGCTATCACGCCGCCCTACGATTCAAGGCGTCAACTTCGGGGATGATATGCTCACGCTCGGCAACGTTCAGCAGATTGCCCAGGCTGAGGCCCAGGGTGTCCTCGTTGTCGAGAACGTCCAGCATATAGCTGCGTCCGCGATCAGCGGTCAGCGTGTACTCCTGCCAGGTGCCAGTCACATCGCTGTTCACAAAGCCAGCGTTGCGGGAGTAGTCACCCATGCCCAGGATGGACAGATTGTAGATCTTGACGGAATTAGCACCATCGAACCGCACATACTCATTGGCGGTATCCAGGATGGCACTCCGGCTGTCCTGCTTGTAAACCTGGTCAACCAGGGGCAGGAACTTCGACGCGAGGGAAATGCTGTTGTTGTTAGAGGGGACAACAGTAGTAGACATTTTTCTACTCTCCTTTTAAGAATTATTAGATGGGTGGAAGTCCGAAATACTTCCGATAGAGGTTTTCTTCCGCTTTCTCTTTAGCGGATACCGGGGGCGCACCAGCGGAGAGTCCGGGCTGCTTGTTCAGCGCAGCCGCTTCGATCTCCTTGGTCTTGGCCTCCATGAATTTCTGCTGGGCGGCGAACACATCATTGAACCGTCCGTCAGCCATCGCCTCGGCGCACTCGGCGGCAAGGTCTGCGTCATAGCCCATGCCCATGCATTTCTTGGCGTACTCGTCTACGACTTTTCCGCGCCGGAGGGAGGCAAGTTCCTCCTGCATGGCTTTTTCAGCTTCGGCTCTCTCGGCCTCGGCTCTCTCCTGCTCGGACTGCTTCTCACGAAACTGGCGTTTCCACTCCGCAGATTCGGAATTGGCCTTGGACAGGGCGGCTTTCAGCTTGCTGATTTCGCCGTTGTCCGGGGCGGGTTTGGGATCCTCAAACTCATAACCCATAAGGGCATTGAGCTTGTCCTCTGCGGTCATATCCGCAAATCCCTCAATCTTGCTGACATCGATTTTCATTCCGTATTCTCCTTTTGCGTTTTTAGGTGTTCCCTCACCATGTTTTTCCGTTTTTAAGTCTTGTCTGACTTTGCGTTATTAAGCGTTCACTCGCTTGAAGAACGCCCACATGGGGCTGTTATTCACCTACATATCTCCACAAATATCCGTATGCGTGTGAGTATTGCGGATTTCCTTTTGCACAGTTGCAGATATTCGACGCATTAAATCCATTTCGACTTGCTTCTTGCAAACTTGGGAACACTCTTACAAGTTCTCCATCGCGGGTATACTGTGCAATCGGTTTGCTTTTCTTTCCATTTCTGTTCATATCTCCAATGCGCTGTGGCCTTGTCCCATAGTTGCTGTTTTGCAAATGGTTGCACCATTCAAGGTTGTCGGCGCAGTTGTTGGTTTTGCTCTCGTCCTTGTGGTTTACTTCTGCATATCTATTTGGATTTGGGATAAACGCCTCTGCGACTAAACGATGAACAGAAAACTGTTTTCCTGTTCTTTTTGCGCGTCCGCCATGTCCATAAAGCCAAACCGACAAGTATCCATGCCGCCTTGCTTGCGGAATAATAGGTTTTCCTTTTGCAACAATGTCGTACTCTCTGTTTGCCTGGATAATGTGCCTTACGCGATCAATACTCCTAACGTTTCCTAAGTTGCTTACTTCGTACAGGCCCTCATAGCCAACAACTGGTTTCCAAATTTCTTCCATAGGGTTTTTTCCTCTCTTTTTTAGAGAGGGTGGCGGGGGCATATCCCGCCATGCGTTACCCTCTGTTATTCACGAATCAATGAAATTTCGCACCTACAGTTGCAATTCAAGGCCGGGTCTGAAAACCCACCGGGTGCATAGGCAGAGTCACCGTCCACATAGAATTTTGCGTCAAGCGGGACAACAACTCCGTCAAGCCAGCGATGCGCATCACGAACGCGATCATCCTCGGCAGTAACCCAACGCTTTTTGATGCCCGGTATCTTGGTTTCCTCTGCCGTATCCAAAACCGCCGTGTTGTACACCCGCGTTGCGTCCGTTTCAGCTACGCGCTGGAAGTCTTCAACGGTGGATGTATCGTCCTCTGCGTACTCCGCAAGGCGTTCAAACGCGGTTTTGTCTGCAACGCGCTTGTCAATCGCCGCCTGGATCTTGTCCGGGTTCATGTAGTCCCGGCTTTCATCCAGCAATCCAAGGTCTGCACGGGCTTGGACATTGCCGTAGGAATACGCCTCAATGAGCAGCCATTCGATGTATTCCTCAAGGTCATCCCGGAATTGTCTGCGCTCCCGCTCCGTGTGGTACATTTCTGACTTGTACGCCGTGACAAACTCGCGGAATTTATTCAGTTCATCAAATGGCATCAAGTCCATGTGTAATCACTCCACGATTGTTGCCACGCCCAGGTCTTCCAGTTTGTCGGCGCGTTCCTGCGATACGGTCTGCTCCATGCCGGGGGTCTGATACGCTTGCAGAACGACATCAAAGTAGTATGTGATGCACCGCACCCGCACCGGGGCATTCTTTTCCTCTGCGTAGTCACCCTTGCCGGGGGCCAGCAGTTCCGGGAAACAGTCTTGCCGGATTGAGTACTTGAATTTCTTCAAGCCCTTGTAGATCCGCTCCACCGGGATCTCGGACATATCAAACGGCAGGACAAAACCGTTCACGCCGTCCAACACGCCCAGGTCAACAATGCAAGGCCAGGGGGTCACGATGACGGGGGTTCCCAGCGCGAGGGCCTCAATGATGGAGTAGCTGTACGCCTCCGTGTCGGAGAGCTGCACCAGGTAGTCGGCGTTGGCAATTTGGTCACGGATGTCAAGGCGCACATCCCGGAATATGATGTTGGGGTTCCTGTTCGCCGCCCGGTCTGCTGCGCTGTTGGTGAACACTTCCCATGTGTAGGGGATTCCGGCGTTCTCCAACGCCTGGGCCAACTGCGCGATACGATGACCGCCCTTTTCCTTGGTCAGCCTGGTTGCGGAGATCAGCCGCAGCATCTTCCGGGGCTTGTCAACGGTGAGAGGGTTGTAGCAGAGCTTGGCGGGGAGTCCAAAGTGTTCCGTGAACGTGTCGCAAACCGCCTTGGAAACGCCCAGGTACGCCGTAATGCGCGGGTCGCGGCATGGCTGCATATTCTGCGCCTTGTAGTCCGCGTGGAGCATTTGGTAGTATTCTTCGGCCTCAATGTTGTCCAGGATGTCCGTACACCAGCCGAAGAACGCCTTTTTGCAGCGGATCTTCTCGCCCTGGTACTTTCGCACCCGGATGTACTGTTTTAGCCGCCGAATCTGCTCTTTGTCCCCGGAGCAGTAGTACAGCGTGAGGTCATAGTCCTTGCTGTACTTCTTCGCCAACTCATACAGAAAGGTTTCAACCCCGCCGATGCAGTTGATATAGGGCCAGTAGAAGATGTTCGTATTCATCACAGCAGTCCCTTGATGAAAAGGTCAGAAACGCTGCCAGCGCGGGGGTAGTTGTAGGCATAGGCAACTATGCCCGTGTACTTACTCACCGGGTTGCGGGCCAGCAACTCCTCGTTGTACTGCCAGTCAGCCCCGCCCTTGATTTCCTCCGGGAACGTAATGCCCTTAGCAAACTCCCGGCGCACAAACTTTGTGATGGGGGCGCAGAACAGATGCCGGGATTCCTCCGACAGATGGAGAATCGTGCCGTCATTGATTTGCAAGTCAATGTAGACGCAATCCTCACCGTTAAACTGGTCCATCGCCTTGCTGTACTCGTCCGTAAAGAGGTAGTCATCGTTGTCAAGGGAGTGGATGTACTCACCCGTGGCGTACCCCAGGGCCTTGTTGCCGTTGATGTAGCAGGAAAGGTTCTTCTTGTTTCGGTACGCCCGGATATTCAGCTCCGGGTGGGTGTTGCAATAGCGCAGGATGTTCGCCCAGGTTCCGTCCGTGGAGCAGTCATCGCTGATGATGACTTCGATATCGTCCCGGCGGGGAATGCTGTCCAGCGCACGGATGGCGAGGACTTCCTGGTTGTAGGTTGTCATGATGATCGACAACAGGGGGGTCTTTCCCATCAGCACCTCCGGCAAACAAAAAATGGACTACGGCGGTACACATAAACGTGTATCGCAGTAGCCCATACCATTGGCTGTTGCACGGCGCATACCTAATGCCGTGCCGTTATATGATGTCTATCTCCAAACCAGGCGAAGCTGTGGTGAAAGGAGAAGCCCCAACCGCGCTTGTCAACGCTCGATAGACTTTAAGCGTTTATATTCAGAAAGGAGGTAAAAGGAGGTTTTTATTCGTTGCCCTCTGCCATGTAGGTCAGAGTCACGGTGTCCCCACTCTCCTGCCACACATTGTTCTGCCCCACCAAGGTCTGCACTTCCTGCGGGGAGAGTTGGTAGGTCAGAGGGGTGGCAAGGGGATAGACAGTAGTGGCGTCCGTGTCGGGGTCTAACCCAATCGGCAAAGTTAGGTATATATAATTGCTGTTCGATGTCATTCTAAATACATTTGGATTCGCAAGTTTGTCATTGTAGGAGCAAAGATTACACAGAGAGCTTGCGCGTTTTTCGTAATCCCCTGTTGATGGAAGTCTTCCATAGGATAGATAGGCAAACCCGGCTGGCGGCGTTCCCGAAGCAGTTGTTAGTTCAGAATATTTCTTGCTGATAATCGCCCTATCCACCGTCAGCACCCCGCTCACAAGGTCGAGAGAGCCGCCGTAGACGGTGCCGGGAGGGGTGGGGAATGTGACGGGGATGGTGGTGCCGGTGTATGCGTGATAATCGTGGTCTGTGCTGGGGTAGTTGATGGAAGTTTCCTCGATATTTGACGCAGTTATATTCCCGTTACCACGAAAACGAATGAAGCAAGCGTTTGCAGGGGCTGTTGTGTTTGCGTTTATTCTGTAATCAAAGTTCGTATGGCTCAAAGCCGAGGAAGTAATATGATTTTTGTCTTTATCGTAGTAATGGATATAGAAACATCCACCAGCAGAAACAGCCGCCGTCGAGCCGTGAACATAGTATGTTTGTCCACCGACAACAGGGATATAATATTTGGCGCGGACTAACGTAATGGACGGGTCTTCGCTTCCGTCAGTTTTAAGACTACCATGTTCCCATTCCTCGTCCCACACATTCACGCCCGTCCTGTACACCGTCACTCCCGTCTGCCCGGTGATGGGGCAGATGTTGGAGTAGGGGGCAAAACCCGCTTCGGAAGATGACAGGCGCACCATTGGCTTGATTTCCATGTTGCTGATGTTCGCACCTGCCAACACACGATAAACGATGTGATATGTTCCTGCGGTCAGCGAAAGGTCACCGCTTTCATCGGTTGCCCTTGTGGAAATAATATTATCGGACGAGTCACGCAACTGCAAAACAGCAGTAGTATTTGAGCCGTTGGTAAGCCCGCTGAATCTGTACAAACCATCAGACGTAATAACAACGGACGCAATCGTTATATTTGCGTTTACGGTGATTGTTCCCGACGCTTTCAGCCAAAGGATGTTTCCGCTTTCATCCTTAACAGCGGTAAAAGTGACTTCACCGCTCGTGCCACTGTCCTGTGTTACTTCTGCTCTGTTCTTCCCACCCCCCGCAGGCCACGGAGAATCATACCCATGCAGGTCTTGCGTGGGGGAGATGGATGCAACCAACGCTTGCACATCCCCGGCGAGCGCGTCCACAATGCTAATCAGTTTCCCGCTAACCGTCTTCCAATGCCACGGTTCTTCGCCCTCGCCGCTCTGCGTGGTCAAACCGTTCTCGCGGACAAACGGAATCCAAGACCGGGACGCATAATAGCTCCCGCCACGAACAAAAGGAATCAACGGATTCGCCATTACGATTTCTCCTTTCGTGGCGTAACCAACGTGCGCTTGATCTGCACCACGGTTAGCCCGGTCTTCTCCCGCTTCACTTCGGCAATGCCCTCCGCGTCAAGGATGGCGTTGATGGCGTTGATGATGTCCGGGTGCTTCTTAATGTCCGTCATACCGCACCACCCATCGTATTTTCGCCGTTGTCAGCGTCCTGCTCGATGATCTGCGCCTCGCCCTGTCCGTTGGCCTGCTGTTCAGCAGCGTCAACTTTCGCAGGATCGCCCCAAATCATCTTCAAGTACGGCTCGGACATCTTGATGTCACTCACCGGGTCATTGCTCACGCCGGACTTCTTCGCGGCAAGCTCCGGGGACAACCCGGCAGCAAGTAGGGTTAGGAACGCCTGGGCCTTGGACTGGATGTTGCTCGTTTCCTCTCTGACAAAATTCAAGTCAAAGTCATTAAGGGAGATGTCCATGATACCCTTGCGCCGCAGGATCTCCACCATGATGTGGTCAAACTGCTTGTTGGACTTCTTGAACAGATCCTCGGTATTCCTGGCTGCTGCGGCGGCTTGATACCATCCACTCGTCACCAATGCCGCTCTGCCCGTACTATCGTAGCTCCGGCCCTGTCTGTCCACAAAAGGCATGGCGCAAATGCGCTGCACCTGGCTGTACAGATAGTCCACAAGGGTCTGCGTCTGCTGCTGGTCAAGCTGCTCGGACAGGATCTTGAAGTCCGCTTTGTTCTCGCCGATGCTCTTTAGGACGAGCATTCCGGCCTTGCGGATCTCGTTCGCGGTTGTCCCCTCGTCAAACTGGCAGTTGACGGCAATGGCGAGGGACTGGATAAACTGCTCCACGCCGTCCACACGGTTCGACTGGATGCTGTTGATGGCATCCAGGAGGGGCAGCACCAGCTCAAAACAGGCCGTGTTGATGTCGTTGTACCGATACTCAATGATGGGGATGTACCCCAGCACATTCGGCTCCACGCTGACAACCGTGGACGCGGACGCAATGAAGTCATGGTTGATTTCCGTGGTCATCATCTTGCCCGTGGTAGTCCCCGCCAGGTGGAACACATACCGCTCGGTGTACACATCAAACAGGGCCTTTTCGTCCGCAACAACAAAGTTGATGCCCATCACAGGCTTGTTCCCAGGCCGGAGGGAGTAGATAACGAACGCGGAGCGGGGGTCCAGCGCGTATGCCTTGAACGGCACATCCGGGTCATCGAACGGCTCCACATACAAAGCGGCCTTGCCCGTGGTATGGAACCAGTTGACAACCTCGTTGTCTGCCTGTTGCTTGCCGGAGCGATAGAGATATTCGTTCAGCTTGTTGACTTTGTTCTGAACGCCCTTTCGCCTGGACATATAAAACGCGGGCTGCTGTAGGAACCACCCGTTTTTAAATGTACAGATCTCGTCCGCATGGTTCTCCTGGACAACATTCATGATGTCCGGGCGCACCTCTTTGCGGCGATTAAGGATGGGCTGCACATTGCGCCGATACCAGTACAGATAGTTCTCCTGGAGGAGATTCTGCACATGGTAGACAAGCGCGCTGTTCAGCTCCTCAATAACGTTGTCCGGGGTGATCTCATCGAAAGAGGCGTAGATGTCCAGCCGTCCGAACATATTGTTTGTGATTACCGGGGACTTGTTTACGGTCTGCTCGTCCACTTGCTCACCCCTTAAACACAAGATATAGTAGTCTACTATCCTATATACCACAAGATATATGGATTGTCAAGGGGTTAACCACAAGATGTAGTGTTTGCCAATAGTCAGACCGCAAGATATGGTGGTCAGAACATCCTCTTGACCACGGAAACCTTGTTGCTAACGAAGCTGTTGATGAAGTCCACCAGCATGGCAATGGCATCCGGGACATCATCGTGCGCAACCCGGCCCACGGAGGAATAGCTCGTCAGCATATCCATCGCCGTGCGGTATTCCTTGTCCTTGCGGTACACGCTCTCGTCTTTAAAGAGGAACCGTGCGAGGGCCACCGCTGACGAGATTTCTATCCTTGTTTGTTTATTAGATTGCGTCCACTTAGTAGTGATCGCGGTTGTCCCGCCCTTTTCGGTTACGAGCCGCTCCACTTCCTGGGCAAACAGCGTCCCGCCCCGGTTGCTCTCTATCCGGCAACGCTGCACACCCAGGTCCACAAGGGTCTGCGCAATCCTGGCCTCAATAGCGTCCACCTTGCCGTTATCACATATGATAGTATCTATGTAGTAGTCCCGCCCGTACTGATACGCCACAGGCATCACGCAGTAGTCATTGCCCTGTTCCTTTGTATCACAGACAGCAATGATGGCATCCGGCTCCTGCTCCGGGAGCTTGAAGTACCGCCGCAGCCGCTCTGCCTCGAACACCAGGCCATGCCTCTCTATCGCGTTTTGCTGGTAGATCGCTTGCCAGCTCACATCGTCCATGATCTCACGCTGCTGGCGGTAGAAATTGGTGGTGAACCCCACGCTGTTTTCGTAGTCAAAGTTGCTCTCGCCGTCCTCGTTCAAGGCCGGGATGCGGATGAACTGTGCGCGGGGGTTATCCTCGTTGCTCTGCTCCAGCCGCCCCAGGGGGTCATGCACACTCCACCGGGTGGCGATGATCAGCGTCTTGCAGTTGCCGATACGCCGCTGGAGCAGGTCTACAACGAACTGCTCCCACAGTTTGTCCAGCCGCTCCCGGCTCATCGCCTGTTCGATACCGCTGACAAGATCGTCAACATATAGGAGTTGTTCGCAACGGACCTTGCCCGCGTTGTTGGATCCTACGGATGAGAACTCCAAGGTTTGGAATCTTTTTGGCTCTTTGAGGTCTATCCGCATATCCTTGGCGTTGGTATCCACAATATTCACGCCCGGAAATACATCGCACCATAGGTACTCGCCCTGTGGGTCCATAATGCGGAGGCACTCATCGTACACCCCCCGCAGGAACGAGTTGCTGTGGGAGCCGCCAAGGATGGGCTTCTCCGGGTTCTTCCCAGCCATCCAGCACAGGAAGAAGATAGCGATAGTGCTTTTACCCGTGCCTGGAGGCATAGATACGCCCAGCAGGTCCAGCTCGTCATCAGCAAGACGCTGCATGGCATCCACTACAACCTTTAGCCCCTTGCGCCGGGGTTCATAGAACCTTTTCTCCTTGGGGCGGTTGCTCTCAATATAACGGCAGTATGCATCGAAATCGTATGGCGCATCAAACAACAGGCACTTGCGGTTAAGGTCAAGCATCGCCCCGCCCCCGCCTTTCAGCACCGCCTTGGCAGACAGGGACCGTATCTGCTTCACGATCTCATGCGCGGCCTCAAAGTTGGCCCGGTTGTGGATCAGCACCCCGTCCACTTCCATTGCGCCCTCCAGCTCCAGGCACCGCACCATGTCAAACGCATCCCGGAGGGCTTGCCAGTCCCTGGTGGCCTCCCCCGCCTGGATCATCTTCAACGCATTCTCCCGGTAGTCCATCACATCATCCCCTACTATATATTGTGCTTGCGGGTGCATTATACCACAAGATGTGGGGGTTTTCAATCCCCGCAGCACTCTCACGCCCCCGCGCCCCCAGGATCCCCGTGCGCAAAGAAAAGGTCTGATCGTCCCTCGCCGGGGGTCCCACCATCGCCGGGGGCCTCCCAACGGGACAGGACAGCCCAAATCTACTGTCCCATAAAAAATCCAGTATTTCCAATGCTTTGCGGGTTCAACGGGACAATGGGACGCAAAATTCCCTATAATTAATTTTTTATTTATTAAAGTTTTCCCTATTTCTCTGTCCCATTGTCCCATAAAACCCTGTAACCATTGAAAAATAAGGAAAAATATACGGGACAGACTACGGGACAGTAACGGGACAGACCGGGACAGAGCGTCCCACACCCCCGCAGATCAACGCGCTTTTGCTGACAGATGGGGGCCTTTTTGTACTTGGGGGTATTTGTACGTTACCCGGGGGAGAGGTATATCCCTATATACCCCTGGGGTATCCTTTTTGTTATCAGAGGGGATCTAAAAGTTAAACAAAATACTTATTTTGCTTATAATATATCCCTAAAATAGCCCTTTTTTATCCTGGAAAGCTATATTTTTAATTACAAATTGTTTTATTCATATATAGCCCTTTTTTATTCAGTTTTTATACATAAATTTTTTATAGTTAGCAAAAGATAATTTTTCATATACACCATAAACAACGCTATAATCTATCTGATACAAGGCTATACAATCCCATATAACAGCATGGTATTAGATATATATAATATATATAATATATACTATATAAGACGGAATAAGCGCATACATACAGATACAAACAAGCCCCGGCCCGGATCGCTGCCAAGCCAGCCAGGGCGGGCGGATCCGTATAAACCTACAAACATAGTGGGTTGATAGGTTTATTTTATCGTGTAAACAAAAAAGGGCCGTATAGCCGTCTGTAATGCGTTCAGAGCGATAGAAAAGCCGGGGATATATAGAGATACGGCAAATGCCCCGGATCGCTTGTAGGCCCGTACAATGCGCCAGGGCGGGAAAACATATACTTTCTTTTGCGCGCGAAAAATCCCCGCCGCCGGATCCCTGGCAAGCGGGGAAAAGAAAAACCCCGGAATAAACCGGGGCTTTTCGTGTGTTCAGTTGTAAAGCCGCGCCAACTTGCTTTCCACCGTTGCCAGTTTGCCGTATAGTGTAGCCTGTTGATTTAGCAACTTGATTCTATCCGGCGGGGCATTGTCTAACTGATTATCGATATCCGATATCATATCGCAAATTATATCGCGCTGCCGTTGTAGACTATCCGCTGTTGCCGTTGTCCGCGTTGCTGGCGTTGTTTTCGCTGGCGTGGTATCCTGGCGCGTTGCTGGCCTATTGCGGGCCATGCGCCGCCGTTCGTGCCGGATTAATGCGGGGATCTTGCAAAGCCCAATTATTAATAGAATGAATAATATTGTTATCATATGTTTTGCCTCCCTTTATTAAATAAGATATTCGTTGCCCTGGCTGTTGATAAGATCCACAACGGCGTTATAGGCCGGATCTTTTTCCGCTTTATAGTTGGTAGAATGCTCTACAAATAGAACGTGCTGGCAACGGGCGCAAGCCGTGCAATTCGTGCAATGCTGGTTTTTGTCGATTCCGCAACGGCAAATATAAACGGGCTTGCCCATTGCTTTTAACATATTGTATGCTGCCAGGATATAATCGCAATGTCCGTAATTGTATCCCATATCTAACACATTGCTTTTTACAATGTTGGCGTTGTCAAATTCGTCAAACGCGGATTCCGCTGCATACTCTTTCGTATAGGACCAAAACACAACGCCAGGATTGCGCCGGATAATGTCTTTCCACATATTGAGATAATCACGGGAGAAAAAGTCCCCGGTTGCGTGGATCCGTACGGTTTTAACGTTGTCGGCGATTAGTTGCGCCAGGATTGCCCGCCGGGTAAAATCCATATATTCACGGGCCAGCACGGTCCTAACCACAAGCGCGTCATAACCAAATCTTTTATAGTTGTTGGAAAAACCATAGCAGCCGGGGCAAGTATCGCCGCAAGTGCCGATTGTTTCCAGGTGCAAGCCGTTAAAATCGGCGGCAAACTCTTTATTGCCAGGGCAAGTGCTAAAATGAAAAACGCCCTTGCCAATTTTGCCGTTGCCGTCAACCAACAACGGGGAAACCAGGCCAAGCGGGGAAACCAGCTTGTCAACCGTGCCGCATTTCACATATTCAATATTGAAATCGGCATAAATCTCTTTTTTCGTTTTCCGTGCCATTTTTCGGATCCCCTTTACTATTTAATAATGTGTTGCGTTGCTGTCATGCTGTCATGAACAATTCTTATTATAATCATGCTGTCATGATTGTCAACAACTTTTTTCGCGTTTTCCTGGCAGCGGATCCCCGGCGTTGAATATCCGAATGCATAGAGTGAATGCCCAGGGCGTTTCACGCTTTAGTGTGGTGAAGTCTGCCGGCCCTCTCCCCTCTCCTCACGCTTTAGTGCGTGAAAGCGCAATTTTTCAGCTTTCTGTCGCTTTCTGTGCTTTTTTCGGCGGCTCCAGGCGAAACGCAAAAACGCCATATTTTCTCCAGTAGTTAGCGTGATAGTGTAACTGTTGGAGAAAATATGGCGCATGGTCATCAGCAACTATGTTTAGAGCAAAGTTGCAACTTAGTTGCAATAAAGTTATAACTAAAATTGCAACCTATTTATTTTAATTACAGCTGGCCTTGCGCAACGGATCCTAAACCAGGCTTTGGTTTTGCCAAAACGCATAGGGGGGTCTTAAAATGACCCACCCACATTGTTTTTGCGCACGATCAAAAAACCGGGGTTGACAAATTCATGCCGTCATGATATCCTTTCTTCGTTAAACAAACGAAAGGAGCAAAGCGCAATGGCTGCAACTGAGGCAAAACTGCGAGGCAACAAAAAACACATAGATAAACTGGACCGCATTATGATTCAGCCCCGCAAAGAAGAGGGACAACTGATCAGAGCGGCAGCGGCAGCTACCGGGGAGTCTTTGCAGAAATACATCCTCAATGCTGTCCGCGCCCGCATGGAATCTGAGGGCAGATAACAACATTGGAATGTGGCGGTTAACGGGGTAAAAGTATCTGAAAATGTGTAAATCTGCCCCGATAACCGTCAGAAAAGCGTGGTCGGGATCCACGCAAGCGCAACAATACATTTCGGCACTTATCCCGGAATTTTCCCAAAAGTAAGAGGGGGGGGTATAAAATTGACCCCCCCGCTTTATTTTGCAGAGAGGTCAGATTCATGTTTGATGCGGAGCAATCTCCGCATATTTTTATTTTCTGCCATCAGCAAGCAAGTTATACCGCCGTGGCGAAGCACAAGAAAGTGCCGTAAAAGTACGGTCTAATCGAGGATAATGTCCTTGTACTTTTCAGCCAGCTTTTGCGGATCGGTGACTTCACCCAGGGGATCGTGCTTGCCCTCGCGGGTTGGGGTGTCGGTGAAGCCATCGTAAAACTTCTGATGGAAGATGGTAAGGATGGGGTTGGTTTGGCCCTCGATGCCGTACTGCTCCCTGGCGGCGGCGCATACCATCTTGCACATCTGCGCGAATTGTCTGTATGCCGGGTTGTTCTGCCGCCGTTCGCCATACTCCCAGTTGTGGATGTCCATGCGGTTTACCCCACAAGCCATATATAGGGTTCCATTGGTGATCTTCATGCCGGAAGTGGCGCAAAGATTGATGTACGCCTCCATCGCGTTAAAGAGCGTTTCCGGGCGGTCAAGGTCCACGGTCTGCCGGATGGCAAGGATGGTCTTAATCATGTCCGGGACGGCGGTTGGTTCGTCGCATTTGGAAAGCATGGTGACGGGCTGGGGTGTCATGGCGAGATCCACCGGGACCGGGGCGCGGGAGATTTCATAATCCGTGGAGGGGGGTACTGAAATGACCCCCCCACTTTCTTTTAGCGCGGCATCCATACGGGGGCGTGGTTTGCGTCCCGCGTCCGGGGACCTGGGGATGCCCTTGGGTCTGCCGGGTTTGCGTTTGATAGGTTTTTCGTCTATGGTGTATCACCTCGTTTCAAAACGGTAACTGATCTGTTTCATCGACTGTGGCAAAGATGGATTTCTGCCAGGAACGCTGCCGTCCGTACTCCGGGAAATAGTGGCGGTCTGCTTTGGTCCAATCGTCAAACCTTGCCATAATCATGCCCAGGTCTTTGGATTCCACCACCGTGGGGTCATGCCCTATGCCGCCGTTGGCAAGGGCCTTGTTTGTCAGCTCCCGGATGCAGACATAATCGCCGGGGGCTTTCTGCGCCAGGTATGATTCAATCGCGCCCTCGCGCCAGTCATCCTGCCGTGCAGCGTCCTGCTGCTCCCGGTAGACATCCACCAGCTCCCGCTTGGCAAAGTTCTGTGCCTCCTTGTCATGTGCACGGTATTTGTCCCGCATTTCGGCCCAGCATTGCAGGATGTACTCCCGGACTTCATCCTCATGGTCAAAGATATCGTACCCGGATGTCCGCATGGTTACTGGGTAATAGCGGCGATTGTACACATCCCGGAACGGCTGGGAATTATTCGTTGTCCCCAAGAAAATACACCGCCGGGGCAAGTCGATGGTATTGCGGTCATAGGGCTTGCGGTAACTGTCCACAGCGCGGGTTATGAACGCCTTGGATGCCTCCACATCCTTGGCTTTAGTCAGCGCGGACAGCTCCGGGATCTCGCAGATCCATTTGCCGTACAGCTGCTCAATTGACTGCTGCCCCTCAAACTGTTTGATTTCGCCAAACCATTCGTCCCTAACGGCAAGAAAGCGGATGATGCTGGACTTGCCCTCGCCCTGGCGGGTTCCTATCAAAATCGGCACATCATCGAATTTGCAGCCGGGGTTATATAGCCTGTGGATGCCCCCGGCAAAGATAAGGCGGCTTACTTCCCGGTTATATGGCGTGTCATCAGCGTTGGCCCACCGGGGGAGGAAGTGTGCGCACCGTTCCTGCCCATCCCATAAGGTCTTGCTGATCGTTTCGATCACGGGATTGTACTCCCTGGCCTTGAACAGCAAACGCAACGCTGCCGTATGTTTCTGCGCCTGGTACATCTGATAGGCTTTCTCAATGTAGGCTTGGCTTGCCGCCTCGTCAGCGTCCGTCCATCGCACGGGCTTGCCGTCCGCGCCGGGGTACTCCGCGCTTTGGGTCATCACGTTGTATCGGATGTCGGCATAGTACGGATCATTGAGCATGATGTCCAGGAACCCCTGGATTGTCTTCCCACCGTCAATGATGCTTTCTATGGCGGTTATCATGAGGTCATCATCGGCGGGGTTAATGTGCAGGAGCCGCCGAAGCTGGGCCAGCTCCCCCTCAATGCGCGGGAGATCTTCTATGGCGTAATCGCGGCGTTTGTCCCCGGCAGGAAACCGCCTTATCATGTTCTTACAGTTTGTCCATTGCCCTATATAGCTTTGATATTCATCGTAGGGGTCTGCCATGATGTCGGTTCATCACCAACTCTCTCTTGGATTGCGTAGGGGGGTATTTTAAAGACCCCCCACTTTATTTCATGCTATTGATTGCTTCTATGATGTAGTCAACCGCAGATTTGATTGCGTCTAATGTCCAGTTGGCGTTTTCGTATGTGGCATACTTGGCAATCTGCATTTCTATCAGCGTGTCCTTGCTTGGAATCACAACCATAACTATGGCAAAAGTGACGCACAGGATTACACACTTTTTAACCATCTTTGCGTACCGTTGTGTGTCCTCATCGTCTGCGCCACAGCAATCTACATTCGTAATGTATACGGCAGACAGCACGATGAGAAGAACAACAGCAACCCCAAGAAAAATGCCAAATACAACCTTTGCGCCGTTGACCAACTGCAACCAGTAGAACCATGCCGGATTAATAATGTAATTCATTCACTTCTCCTTTTGTTAGGGGGGGTTCTGAAATGACCCCCCTACTTTGTTTTCAACGCTTGTAATCTTCAAATCGTGGAGTGGAGTGCAGAATCCATTTGCTATTGCACCACCGTTGCAGACGCTTGATGTCCTTTGGCGCATTTGGCTTGTCATACACCATTACAAATGGATCGTAATTCAACTCCATCAATTTGTAGATCCGTTCCAGGTTTTGCTCCATTGTGCTGTTGTAGTTTGTCAGCACATAGACCACTTTGTAGCTACGATGTTTGCGCTTGTACTTCTCCGCAAACGCTTTGAATTTGTCGTACAAATCATCATTTGGGTTGTCCCACGCAAAGTGCAGCCGCTTCAGTTTCATGTGGTTAAGGTCATCAATGTCATCGTCCGTCAGCAGACGGATGTCCAAGCCTTGTGAGAAGTCAATGTATGCACCCGTTTCACGGTACTGTCGCAGGAGATCCCGCTTGTCTTTGCAAGCCGTGATATTGGGGTCAAGAACAATGATCTCTTTCTGCCCACCCTCATGCCGCCAAAAATCGGATACATCAGCAACCTTGTGCGTTGCGCCCTCTTTGGCGTAGACATGGCAGAACGGGCAATGGCGGGCGCATCCCCTACTGGTCATGGAGATAGCAAAGTCATACTGCGGGTAGATGGAGTAGTCCGGGAACATTGCTTCTGCTTCTGCGCATAGGGATATGTTTTTTGCCTGGTCAAAGTGTTCCTTGCCGTCCGCGCCCAGGCTGATGCAGTATCCTGTGCCGCCCTTGATGACAACATCTGCGTTCATCGGCTCCGGCGCGTCCGGGGAGTAAGCGTCAGAAAACACTTTGCTCATGTAGACCGCATCATAGTGAACGAGATCGCTCCACCACCATTCCACGGTATCCCCACGGGCTTTGTGGTATGCGCTGATCCGCATGAGGGCCAGGTTTGGGAAGTGATGACCGTCCACATCAATCAGCCCTATCCGTATAACTGCATCGCCACCCTCCAAATAGTTTTTCTTTCACGCCGAACCGACATTTGGCGCAAACATACACACTCACCTTGCACCCGGCTCCGTACTTCCTCTGCACCGCCTCATGTGGGCATTGGTGCATGGAGATGTCCGGGAAATACTGCCGGGTCACGGCGCAGAATGATGTGTGATGTAATGGGGTGTATTTAGGTTTCTGATCGCCTTGGCCCACGGAGTTATGCTTTCACCACGCGGTTCTCAAACTTTTTGTATGCATCGAGATACCACTCGCCCTTGTCCCCGTTGTAGGTAAGTTCATAGTACATACCGTCAAACAGAGTCGAGGAAAGCAGATACTTCCAGTTCTGCAAAACCTTTGCTTTCCAGACGGTGAATACTTCAAACTCCGGCGTTGGATCGCTTTTGTCCAGGTGTTCAAAAATGTAATTTGTTACGATTCCAATTGCAATACTGTCCATGTTTCATCTCCTTTTGTCAGATACCTACGCCGCGCCCTCTCACCGGGTCACGGTCAAATGTTCCGTTTGCGCGGCAGACGAGCAACGCAATCTCCACAACCTCGTCATGCGTCAGATCCCCGGCATAGGCAATCAGTTTCTTTACGCGGGTGTACTCTTTGACAATCTCCGCAAAGCCCTCGCGCTCTTTCTGCTTCGCGTACTCAATACGCAGTTCATCAGTTGTCATCATTTGACATTTCCTCCCGTCAAAATCTCGCAGATCCGAAGTCCAGTTTCAGATTTGCGGCAAAACTGCCACTCGCAGCCATGATGGTCTGCAAAGGTTTCCATCATGGTCTGCAATCGTCTGCTGTCCACCGGGGGCTTGGCGGGGAGCTTCGTCCCCATGAACCGCCCGGAACGATGTCCATCCTTTAGCATCATGTACCGCTTGTACCGGGGATTGCTCCACTTATGGACATCCTCCAGCCGTTCCACCTCATCGTCTTCCACCAGGATGACGAGCCGGATCCCAAGCTGTTGGGCAAGGTCACATTCCCGCGCAAAGCGGTCATGGGATTGCACCAGGTTGTTATAGACCTCATTGAGATCCTGCTTGGTGTCTATGCAGATGCTCTGATTTGTGGGGAAAGTATAATCCCCACAAATCAGTTTCGTGCGTACAATGCGGATGCCGTTCTCTGCGCAATAGTCATGGATGTTCTTATGCTTTCCGATTTGATTGCGAGAATCTTCGCAGATTGTCATTCCCCAAACACCTCCCGCAAATATTTTTCTCTTGCGACATGAGCTGCCTCCGGGGTTTTGTAGATTCCTATATAATGGTACTTCCGAAAACGGGTTGCTTCCGCAACATAATAAGTATTGTATTTGGTAGTTTTTTCCCGCACACCAACAAACCCTGTTCTGCTTGGCAGATGCCGTTTGTTCATTGATTGCTCATGTTGAGTAGACCACCGACAGTTTTCCGGGCAGTAATTGCCATTATTATCAATCCTGTCGATTGTTAATGAATCAGAATATCCGTTTTCGATTGCCCACTTCGCAAAAGTTTGAAAGTCTGCCCACTCTTTGCAAACACTTATCCCACGCCCGCCATATTGAGGATACCAAGGGTTTGTTTCGCACAAACATCTTGTTCGCATATCTGCCCAACAACGATATAAACGTGTGCGGGACATCCCGTGTTTAGGTTTGCCGGACATAATCAGAACGGCAGCTCGGTGCTGTCATCATCGATGGGCGTGAAAGCAGGAGTGGTGTCCACCTGGAGCAGTTTTTTCTCCGGGACTTTGAAGCGGCCCTCGCGGATGGCAGCAGATGTCTTGAAGCGCACATCAAAAACCGTACCGATGGAGCCGTCCGGCTTGCGGTACTCTCGCTCACCCAGCACCACGCCGACAACGCGCCCAACAAGGGTCTGATCTTCCCACTTCCACACATAGGGGGCATTGCTCTGCTCCACGGCCTCGGTAAAGCCCTTGAAGATGCCCATCGCCCTCCTGTGCTTCTTCTCATAGTCGGGATCGCTCTCCGGGAGATTGGTGTCGTAGTACGCCCTGGTCTTGAGCGGGTTGAAGCCGTTGCGTTCCATGCAGTTCGCGCCGTAGGAGATGAACTCGCCCTCGCAGATGTCGAACTCGATCTGCAAGAAGTTCTTCTCCGGGTTGTCAGTCACCTTGATGATCCGTGCGACATAGCCGCCAGCGGGGAGCCGCTTGTACTCCGTGTTGCCGATGGCCTCCACATTGTCAAATCCGTTGGGTTTTTTCATTCTGTTTCTCCTTTAATAAAATATTTTTTCCCATCGTATTTTTCGCTCATTTGGATATTTGCGCTCAATGCCAAAAAGTGTTTCTTGGTATTCTTCCCTTGGCCTGGATGGGACATCCCAAGATGCCCCCCCAGCTTCGCCACAGTTGTGCCAACCGCTTGCTGTCAAAGATGTGCCGGGTTCTGATTGTAGCGTGTAGGTAATGATGCGCTTATAGCCCATCTCTTTTGCTACCCTTGCACACGCCCCATACAGTTTGGAACAAGCGTTGTATGTGCCGTCAGTACAAACCCGGCGCACCTCTATAGTCAAACCGTCATCCAACCTACGGGCAATCGGTTGCCCAGCAATCGCCACGCCGCAAAGCCTGTCATCGTCATAACACGCTAAAGACCACTTGTGTCCGTTTGTAGGAATGTTGTGCCGATGATGCTGTGCTACATAAGCGTTTGCTTCACGCAGGATTATCGGTCTGATCGTCAGCATTTTCCTCTACTGGTTCCAGGGGGCAAGAATCCCCAACATATTTGTTAGGGTACTGGCACACTTCTCCGTTCAGCCCGCAAGTCTGATAGTTCCTGCGGAAGAAAAAGCATTGTGAGCAAGAGATATCCGCGCTGCCCCGCCAATCCACCGGGAAGTAGACTTCCACGGTAGCCCTTGTGCGCACATAGTCCTTAACGCCGGATTCAAAGTGTGCCATGTCAGATCCCCCAGTAGTCCCGGATCTTGGCGGTCACATCCCGGAGATCGTTGTCAATCTTCCGTTCTTCCCACATACCGATGGGGGACTTCGCCGGGGTGTACCCATCACTCTGCGTTTCAAACCAATGCTCATTGCCGTCCGTGTTGCACATAAGACAGATGGAGAACATGGACTCCAGCCCGCCCAGGTTCTGATCCAGCATCTTGCCGATGGTCTTGGCGTGAACGCGCCCATCAACATCAGTTTCGATGTGCCGCATGAAGTAGACGATGGTGTCATCCGGCAGCTTGGTGATGACGAACTGGATCAGATTGTACTCGTTGAGGGCCATGTCCACAAACTTGCCGTACCCGGTTTCCTTGGCCCTGGCGAAGTTAGCAAACACAGCAAGGAACTGTGAATCGTCCACAACGAAAACCTTTTTGTCGGACTTTGCCATCGCCGCTATGATCTTGCTGTAGTCAGAGCAGTTAAACAGGGGCAGCTTTGTCTTAAAGGGGAGGGGCTTGCTCCCCACGTTGAAGACCCCAACCTCGTCCGGGGTAAAGTTCCGCATGGATGCGGACTTACCGCTGCCGGATGCGCCCAAGATTAGAACCGGGATTCCCATTACTCCCCCAGCCCCCTTTCGATTTCCTTGATGATCCGCTCTGCCATGTCATGCACCCCGGCGATATAGTACCGCCAGCCGTCCTGCTCCAGCTCCAGGGGGTGAGCATCCTTGATGAGCATATGCTCCAGCATGGCAATGTCCGTAGTTAGAAACACCTTTGCAGAATTAAGCATCAGATCCTCCACTTCCTGGCGAGTGCTTTCAGCATCGCCTCATACGTTTTGGAGTCCCCGGCCTTGCGGGGGATCTCCATCTTCTCGCGCTCATAGTGTGCCAGCCGTTCGTCATACGGCATCTGCATCCTTTCAGCCTCCTTTTCTGTTGTCATTAATCATCCTCCACCGACTTGAAGTCAGCGGTCTTGATGCGGTTGGTAAAGGCCAGGTTTTCCCGCGCCATCCGGGACCTGCGCTCACGTTCCTCGTCCGACAGCTTCACGTTGGGGTTCTTCCCAAATCGGAAAGGCCACAGGGAGCAGCTGTTTTCCATAGGGCAAAGGCTAACCTCGTTCGCGCTGCCAAGTGTGCAATCCAGGCATTTCTCCCGGATCGCCCGGAGGGGGGTTATCCTTTTACCCTCCCCCTTTGTTTCGTCACTCAATTTCGTCATCCTCCTCCCCATCTTCGTCATTCAGTTCCATAATGGCGTTGTTGATGAGTTCGATGTTGGACAGAACAATGTCCATAATGATGTCCGTGAGGATGTGGTGGATCATCCGCGCCTTGTCCTCTACGCCGCAGTTAAAGTATTGCGTGGAGGCGATCCCGGCGGTATCGTTGACCGCTACCGTGGCGATGTAATCCGGGTTTAGGTCAAACAGACCGTGGACGGAATCCTCAAGGAACTCAGCCAGTTCCTTATTCTGAAATTGCTCTGCCGTCACTCACCACTCCCTGTTACAAGGACGCACATAATCAGTACGCCAATTAGAATGCCTACGATGAACGCTGTGATAACATTCACGTTTCCACCGCCTTTCTGTACCTATCGCGCTGGATACACCCGCAGGATCTCGTCCGGCCTGTGCGGAGGTATCGGCCCGTGACTACCTTTTCTGTCCCGCAGTCGCAATGACAAAGCCAAGTCGGGTAGATGTTCTCTTCCGTGCGGATCGTGCCGTACCGCCGGATAACAGTCAGCCGTCCGAAGCGTTGCCCGGTGAGGTCAATCAGTTTGCCCATTGTCATCCCTTTCCACCCGGATCACATGACCGTATCCGTCATTGTATGCAACCCTGTCCACAACAATGCGCTTGTCCGGGTTGTCATCCATCCACATTTCAAGGATTCTAAAACAACGACAGATCGTTTCGTCCGGGATGTTGACTTTGACATCAACGGTTATCTCTGTTGCTTTAGCCATCTGCTTCACCATCCATCTTTGCCCCGCAGTTGGGACAATAATAATGACCGCTTTTGTTGTAGGGGGTGCTTCTTTTCCCTTGCCACCACGTTTCGGGTCTTGTATGGCACTCGGAGCAACGCCACGAACCAATGCCCCAGTCTATGCCGTCCTCGTCCCAAACCCACTTCCCATGCCTTACCGGGGCAACATCAGCGGCAGGAACAGACTTCAAAAACTGTTTGTCGCGCCATCCGTAATAGTCATCAGGCATTAAGGAGCAAGCCGCTTCTCTTTCGATGTATTCAGCCATTGTCTACCTCCACGGAGCTTTTGAGCCATTCCAACCATGTTTTTCCCTCCAACCACCAACTCCAATTATCAGCCGGTGATATGCTGTGCATCCACTCTGCCAGTTCCTCGTCCGTCATGCCCCGGATGCGGTCGGCGTTGGTCACGATGGGCGGCTCGGTCAGCGGGTCAATCTCATTTCCGTTGAGGTCAAGGTAGATTGTTCTGCTCATTCACCCGCCTCCTTATCTGCCGGGATGATGATGGGAGCTGTCCGTATAAGGCTAAACACCCAAGCGTCCGATGGCGTAGCGTGTTTTTTAACCTCTGCACGGAGTGCAACCCCGTCTATCAAATCCCCATGCTTCGGGACGGGGGCGAGAGGGCAATCATCCGCTCTCTTGTCATACAGTTCCGGGTGTTCAAGCAGATACTTATAGCCCCGCTTGCAGATTTCCATGTTTACCGGGCATTGACAGCAGTTGGTTGGCATCTCCATGCCCTTGATGTATACGTTCATCTTGTCACCTCATACACCACCCGGGTCAAGAAGACGGCAACGAACGTAACCAAAAGTGTTGCTGTCACGATCCCCCCTCCCAGCCGTAGTCCTCTTTCAACGCCTTACGCAACTGCGGAATCGTCAATGCCCCGCTGATGATGCTGTCCCGGACGCTCTGCACTTCATGCTTCAATCTTTCAAACTGATCCGGCTCCGGGCTGAACCCGCTTGCAAACGCCCACATGAAGATAGTCAGCGCGTTGTCCACGGCTTTGGTCAACGACATGGTGTAGGACAGGGGCTTTTTCTTCGACTTACTGCTCACTTCCTACCCCCAGGGACTTGCGCCCATTCGCGGTAGTTTTTGGGAGCAACAGGATCCGTGCTGTGCTTCGCCACCCACACTCCGGCGAGTACGGCAACCGTCACCAGGAATCCACCCGCGATACAAAACGGCATCTGATACTCCCACCAAAAGTTGACGCACACCGCGTGGCACACCAGCTGCGTCAGTTGACCCGCAATAAAGGCCACGATCACTTTCCTCATTTTTTACATCTCCCCCTGGTTGGCCCACTCATAGGCATCCATCTCCGACAAGCAACCATCGCAACCCACCACTTCCCCCAGCTCGTTCTCATAGATCCAGTCGCACTCGTTCCCGCAAACCGGGCAGAAGACCGGGTGACGATAAGGGGGATCCGGGTAGTCCGTCACATTCCATGCCGTCTGCATCATTCCGAAGTCAGCCATTGCTCATGCGCCTCCACCGCGTCCCACAGCCTATCAGCGATAAGCTGCTTGTTGTCCGGGTTCCACCCGCATTTGTCGCAAGCCCGCCCGGTCTTCTCACAGGCAACAGAATCGTTGTAGGGACAGGTCTGCTCCATTTGGTAGGAATACACCATGATCGGTGCAAACTCGCCATAGTCCCTGTTCATAGGCCACACCACCTCGGTATGCAATCGCCCCCGGTTGGGGTGCAATCCTTGTGGAGGTTGTCACAGAATCGGCAGACGCGGAACTCGATCACATATGATTCAATCTGCCGTTTCAGCTTGCGGTTCTCTTCCTCCAGCTCCCGGATTCTGATAGCCTGGTCCCTGTCCCGCGTCAGAAGTCTGTCCAGTTCTAACGCCATGTTGTTAATCACCCATCCTTTCCTTTAAACAGATATAGAACGATCCGTCCTTTGCCTTTTTGACTTTGTACTTCTCCCCGGTCCCAAACCAATGCCGGGGGAGGAATCCCGCGCTGACATACCCATTGGCGGTAATCTGCACATCGCTGTTCTTGCGCAGCAGCCGGGACTTCTTAACCGGGGCGTTCTCCTCCGCGGGCTTGATGACGATATAGTCCACCGGGATCCGGGTGGATTTGAGGACTTGCACAAACTCCACACCCGCCATCGCATCCCGCACCGTGCGGTTCATGCGAATGCGGTAGACTGAACTCCGCTCCCCCTCATAGTGGTCAAGCATCGCAAATGCCATGCCCATCGGTTTCACCTCCCCTTGTTACTTCTGCTTCATAGCCATCGCATTTGAGGGCTTCTATCATTGCCCGGAGAATAAGCTCGTCCAAGCTCACAGCAACCTCACAGCCGCTCCCACCGCCATCAGCAGCGTTGCCAGCCCCACGATAATGTTTGCCATCATCAGCCCACCTTTCTACGGGTTCCCCACCACGCGATTTGATTTCCCAGGGCAGTCTTCATATCTCTGCCATGCTGCTCCGCTTCGGCCTCGTTGATGTACTCATACACATCCGTATCGCCGTTCTCCCACACAACAACCAGTTCCTGCATCCCTTTCTCCTTTCTGTCCTGTTTATCGGTCAACCATTGTGATATTGTAAAATGTGGTTGACAGATGCGCCCTTTCTGTGATACCATTTCACTAATAATGCGTAATAACAACAGCCGCTACGCAAATCATTATTACGAATCTTGAAGCATCTTCATAATAACTCTGCATTCGTAATAATACAAGAAACATTTTATTACGCATCTATTACAAATTATTACGGAGGGGTTTGCTATGTTCATGGAAAGGTTTGAGGAACTGTGCAGAAAAAATGGGTACACCCCCAGCGGAGTAATGGTGGCAATAGGACGGAGCAGAAGCCTTGCTGCAAAGTGGAAAAAAGAAAACAGCACCCCCAGCCCGGAAGTGCTGAATCAACTTGCCACATTCTTTGATGTAAGCGTAGACTATCTCCTTGGCAATGTCAGCGGGGAGCTGGAGGACGAGATTGCCGTCCGGCAGGAATTGCTGGACAATGTGGATATGCGAGTGCTATTTGACGCGGCCCGTGGGATCCCGCGCTCCAAGCTCTACGAAACAATAGCGATGCTCAATAAATATAAGGAGGAGAACGGAATTGTTGATTGAGGGCGCAGACTATTGCGTTCGTACCGTACCGTTGCCTATCGGTGTCCACGGATGCGTGTCTAAGGATGCCAACGGGTTCTTCAACGTGTATGTAAATGAACGTGATAGTCATGAGCGTCAGCTTGAAGCATTAGACCATGAAGTAAAAAAGCACATCCAGGGCGATGATTTCTCAAAGCCGGATGTGCGTGAGATTGAGGGATTGTAATGCGTGTAGCATTGTACTGCCGCGTATCGACAGAGGAGCAAGCGATGCACGGTTTGTCGATAGACGCACAAAAAGCCGCCCTGGACGAATGGGCGGCTAATCATACATATAAAATAATAGACCACTACATAGACCTGGGTATCTCTGCCCGTAAGCCAATCTCCAAACGCCCGGAACTCCAGCGGCTCCTGCGTGATGTAGAGATGGGCAGAATCGATCTGATT